TATTTTGAAGTACCTGGTAAGCAATTCACGAAAGGCCAATTTAAATGATAAGCCGTGGTCAGATGTCGTTTCAAATCTCACGATCTCCGGAGAGGAGGGCTAATGTCAAAAAAAACAAAGACAAAAAAAGACGCTTGTTATCGCAAAGTCAAAGCCCGATACAAGGTATGGCCAAGCGCATACGCAAGCGGAGCACTCTCGAAGTGTCGCAAGGTAGGAGCGGCCAACTGGGGAAACTCTACTAAGAAAGCGGCAACAGGTGGACTAATGACTTCAGTGGATAATCCTAAACGCCCTGCAAGAAACAGATACCGTGGTGGAGGCATCATAGCTTCTGGTTGTGGTTGCGTTGAAGAAACAAGACGTAAGAGTACGAGGACTTATTGATGGCAAAAGAAAATTCTTTACGCAAATGGTTTTCTCAAAACGACGGAAAGGGTTGGGTTGACTGTAAGACAGGCAAACCTTGTGGCCGTCAAAAGGGAGAGAAGCGTAAGGGGTATCCTGCATGTAGGCCGACGATGGCTCAGTGTACATCTGCTGCTAAGAAGAAGAAGTCTTCTAAACGAATTAAATGGAAAGCTAGCCGTGGTGGTCTAGCAAGAGTATTTTGATAACCGAAAGGATTATGCTATGAAAGATTTAAGTGGCGACGGTAAAATCACTAAGAAAGACGTTCTTATTGGCCGTGGTGTAATAAAAAAGAAAAACGGCGGCATGGTCAAGAAGGGCTACATGAGCGGCGGTAAAGTTAAAAAAGGCTATATGGGCGGAGGCTGTGTAATGGCAGGCCGCGGCGGTAAATATAAAGGATCAATGTAATGCCTGATAGAAAACGAGAAGGTCAAAACTTTAAGTCTCGTACACTTTTAAAAAGAATACAAAAAGAATTAAAAGGTACAGTAGGCTTTGATCCTAGTCCAAAGTTAGAAACGTTTTTGGGCAGTAAAATAGATCAAAACACAGCAAGCCCTGTAGGTATGTTAACAAGTGGAGTTCGAGCCGGATTTAATGCAGCTAAAAGAAAAGCTACAGGTCAAGAGAGTCGCAAGTCTTTATTGTTAAAAGAAAAAAAACTAAAGCATATGATTGATGACTTAAAAGCTATTGATAGCAAGGTATATATGACTGAAGACGGTGAAAAAGATAGCAGAGGTAGACCGGTTAAGGAAGGGTCTAGAAAATATGATACAAGAACAAATGCTTCTCCGCAAACAATTAAGAATTCTAGACGTAAAGAGCGCGAAAGATTTATGAACGGCGGCTGTGTAATGGCAGGACGTGGCGTTAAAAAAACAAAGATGGGTTAATTAAATGGCAACATCAGGAACCAGAGACTTCAATCTCGATATCGCAGAGATAATCGAGGAAGCATACGAGAGGTGTGGACTAGAAGTTCGCACTGGCTACGATGCCAAAACAGCACGTCGTTCTCTGAACTTGATGTTTGCTGAATGGGCTAACCGTGGTTTAAACCTGTGGACAGTGAAATCTGGCACAATAACTCTAACTCAAGGGCAGGCAACCGAGACGTTAAACAGTGATGTCGTTGATTTGTTAGACGTAGTATTACGACGTAATGGCACAGATTATGAAGTCGAACGTATCAGTCGTGGTGATTACGTTACGCTGCCGAATAAAACAACGCAGGGTAGACCTAGTCAGTATTGGTTGAACAGACAGATTACACCTGTAATTAATATATGGGCGGTGCCAGAGAACTCTACCGATCAGTTGATCTACTATTACGTCCGTAGAATTGAAGATGCGGGTGCTTTAGTTAATGATTCAGACTTACCGTTTAGGTTCTTCCCTTGTATGGCCGCAGGATTAGCGTACTATATTGCTATGAAACGTGCGCCAGAGCGTATTCAGATTTTAAAGTCTGTATATGAGGAAGAGTTCCAACGCGCTGCGGATGAAGATGAAGACAGAGTATCGTTGAAACTGCAACCAGGAAGTGGTTATTTGAGGGTTTAATGGCATACGCTAGTGGTAAAAAAGCATGGGGAATATCAGATCGGTCAGGCCGTCGATACCGCTTGCATGAGATGAAGGTGGAATGGACGGGAGCCAAAGTGGGTCCTGACGAATATGATCCAAAGCAACCTCAACTCAACCCACCAAAAGTAGGACCAGACCCCCAGGCTCTTAGAGATCCTCGTCCTGAGTCTGATTTGGAAGCACAAAGAAACATACAATGGGGCTGGAGCCCTGTTGGATTTAACGGTGATGAAGCCCTAACGCCCAACGCTCTTCGTGGTAACGGAGATGTAGGCACTGTAACGGTGATTATAACATGAGTTTTACATACGATCAGCTAAAGCAAGCTATTCAAGACTATACTGAAAACTCCGAAACGAGTTTCGTAACAAACCTTCCTTTGTTTATACGAGCGGCAGAAGAGCGTATACTAAAGAACGTACAGCTAGATTTGTTCCGTCGTAATCAAACGGCTGCACTTACACAAGCAAACCCATATCTAAATTGCCCAAGTGACTTCTTGGCACCGTTTTCCTTGAGCTATACATTGAATAACGAAAAAACATTTGTAGAGTTTAAGGACGTATCTTTTGTGCAGACGTATTCTCCAAACGCCACTACCCAGGGGTTACCTAAGTATTACGCACAGTTTGACGTGGATAACTTCATTGTCGGTCCGACACCCAACGCAAACCTTGATGTTGAGCTACACTACCTGTATCGTCCAACTAGCATAACAGCGGGCGCAGGCGGAGGAACTACTTGGATTAGTACCAACGGTGAGTTAGCATTGTTATACGGTTCGCTTGTAGAAGCGTACATATTTATGAAGGGTGAGGCTGACGTCATGCAACAGTACAATCAACGCTTTGGAGAAGCTATGATTGGTCTGAAGATGTTAGGTGAAGCTAAAGAAACCACTCAAGAATATAGAGTTGGTAAAGTTATAAGGCCGAAAACGTAATGTTTAAACTAGATTTCAATATGCCGGATCAACCGATGGTGTCTGTACAGACTACCGAGAACCGTGGGTTTTCACCGGAAGAAGTAGCGGAGCGTTGTGTGTCTAAACTAATCAGCGTTTCAGATGGTGCACATCCTGCTATCAGAGATCAGGCACTGGCCTACAAAGAGCACATGGAAAAGGTTGTTTCATTTTATATGAGAGAAGCTATTCGCAGCGACCGTACAACTGTGTATAATGCCCTAAAAGATTCGGGAAACCCCGAACTAGCTGACGCGATAAGGAGACTATAATATGGCGATAACTCAAGCAATGTGTACGTCCTTCAAGCAGGAACTCCTGCAAGGCCAACACAATTTTACCAATGGTGGTAGTACTTTTAAATTAGCTTTGTTTACAAGCAGTGCAAGTTTAGATGCTACAACAACAGCCTATTCAACCTCGAACGAAGCTTCGGGTTCTGGATATACTGCGGGCGGAGCGGCGTTGACAAACGTTACACCGACAACAAGCGGAACAACAGCGTTCTGTGACTTCAACGATCTGACATTTAGCTCTGCATCCATCACTGCTAACGGTGCGATGATCTACAACACCACAACTGGTGGTGGATCGAACACTACGGACTCTTGTATTATCCTAGCATTTGGTGCGGACAAGACGGCGACTAACGGTGATTTTACTATTCAGTTCCCAACAGCGGATGCTTCAAACGCGATCATTCGCATCGCGTAAGGAGTAGCCTCCGATGGTAGACATCACAGGCTGGGGCAGAGGTACATGGTCTGAAGGACCCTGGGATTCCCCTATTCCTGTGACAGTCACGGGGGTAGCCGGAACTGGTGCCGTTGGCTCAGTTGGCATCGTTGCGGAAGCTAATATCCCAGTAACGGGGAACGTCGCCACAGGCGGAGTTGGCTCAGTTACAGTATCTGCGGATGCAAACGTAGGGGTAACAGGCTTACAAGCGGCAGGAAGCGTCGGCACAGTTAGCGTCACTGCTGATGCTGTTGTCCTACCATCAGGTCTTGCCGCCACAAGCGGCGTCGGATCGGTGGTTGTTATTGCCGAGGCACTTGTTCTACCTACAGGGGTAGAAGGTACAGGTGCATTAGGAACTGTAGTAGTCGCCGCAAACGCGGATGTTGATGTTACAGGTTCCGTCGGAACTGGAGAAACAGGGACTGTAGTAGTCGCTGCTGAAGCAAATGTCCCTGTATCGGGACTGGTAGGAACGAGCGGAGTTGGATCTGTAGAGGTCTTAGCGGATAGTGTCGTTGAAATACCTACTGGTGTAGCAGGAACAGGAGCAGTTGGATCGGTTGTAGTAGCCGCAGATTCCATTGTTTTACCCACTGGAGTAGCAGGAACAGGCGAGATTGGCGACGTAGAAGTCGGTATTCGTGTAGATGTTCCAGTTACAGGGTTGGAAAGTACGGGAAATGTTGGTACTGTAACCGTAGTCGCGGAAGCAAATGTCTCAATTACAGGCGTTTCTGCAACTGGTGGTACCGGAACTGTGTTTGTTTGGAGCCAAATAGACCCGAACCAGACACCAGGATGGAATGGAATAACACCGTCGCAAACACCCGGTTGGGACGAAATCACACCGTCGCAGTCCCCTGGTTGGACAGAAGTAGCGGCATAGGAGAAACAGATGGCGAGTACATACACTAGCGCAAACGGCATTGAGTTGATCGCCACAGGTGAACAATCGGGTGCATGGGGCGACACAACAAACGTTAACCTTCAGATTATCGACAGGATCCTTAC